AACTGACTGGTGAGAAATCTGTTTGTGTTACGGGTGAGGTTGCTCACGAGGACAGGGAAAAACTCGTGGATGAAATATTATACGGGGACAAGGAAATACTTTACGGAACTCAAGCAATTTTTTCCGAAGGTATCTCTGTAAACACATTAAGTTGTTTAATACTTGCTACCCCTATAAATAATGATCCTTTACTTACTCAGCTTATTGGTAGAGTTATACGAAAGCTAGAAGGTAAGAGAGACCCTGTAGTAATTGATATTCATCTGAAAGGAAAAACAGCGCAGAGACAGGCGTCAAACAGAATGGGGTATTATATGAAGCAAGGTTATCAGATTAAACAGCTTTGAACATAGAAAAAATACTTCTTGACAAATACTTCAGATGAGTGTATAATATGTTGTTATATAATTGGAATAAGATATTTAAGACAGCCGAAGGAAGCCCTTTTGCTGTCTTTTTAATCTTCAAAATGATGACTACGGCATCAATACCGAGAAATAAATATGACAGAATTTATAAGTATGCTAATATTAGTTTTTCTGGTGAATCCTTTTTGGTACATCCAGACGTCCTATTGTTTAATGCTTATAAGTACGAATATAGCGAGATAGCCCAGTATCTTGCTTTAGCTTCAATGCGTCCCTATGCGGACTATTTAGCAACTGGGAAAACCACGCTGGACTCTCTTCTTTGTGAAGTGGTTCCAGAATTATTTGACGAAAACAGACTACTTTTTATAGAGGATGGTGACATCCATTTTTTGTACGAAGAAGTCACTAAGGAGAAAATACACTAATGGCATTATCATTTAATAAAACAGCAGGTGGCAATAAAAAGTCATCAATTACCTCTTACTCATATCGTGACGGAGATAACGAAATTCGTTTAGTAGGAGACGTACTAGCACGATACGTATACTGGCTCGAAGGTAAAAACGGCAAGAACATTCCTTTTGAGTGTTTATCTTTTGACCGTAACGAAGAGCGATTTAACAATAAAGAAAAAGACTGGGTTCGTGAGTACTATCCAGATCTTAAGTGTGGCTGGAGCTACGCTATGCAGTGTCTTGATAACGGCGAAGTAAAAATTGTCAATCTCAAGAAGAAGCTCTTTGAAGCTATCTTAACCGCTGCAGAAGACTTGGGCGATCCTACTGATCCAAGCACAGGTTGGGACGTTAAGTTCAAGCGTGTAAAGACTGGGCCTCTGCCCTATAATGTAGAGTACCAGCTACAAGTACTCAAGTGCAAGCAACGTGCTCTCAGTGAAGATGAGATGGCCGCTGTTGCAGAGCTGAAGTCTATGGATGATGTAATGCCTCGTCCTACTCCAGATGCACAAAAATCACTTCTTGACGAAATTCGTGAAGACAGTGCAGGTGATATTGATGAAACTTTGGAAGATGAATTCAACGTATCATGATTTTATTCACGGCAGACTGGCACATCAAGCTAGGACAAAAGAATGTTCCACGCGAGTGGGCACTAAATAGGTATAAACTATTTTTTAACCAGATTCATACTCTGGAAAAACAGTGTACTTCCCATATTATAGGAGGAGACTTATTTGACCGTCTGCCGAACATGGAAGAGTTGGAGCTTTATTTTTCGTTTATTCGTAATATAAGTGTTCCAACTATCATCTATGACGGTAATCATGAAGCTACAAAGAAAAATAAAACTTTCTTTACTCAGTTGAGACAAGTTTCACGAGATATTAACCCTTTGGTACACATTGTAGACATTTCTTATATAGACCCCGGCTTAGGGTATGGAATATTGCCCTATGCCGATCTACATCGAAAAGACAGTATAGAGAAGTTTGATAAAACCAAACCCCTTTTTACTCATGTTCGAGGAGAGATACCTCCACACGTAAAACCTGAGGTAGACCTGGAAAGGTTTGAAGATTTCCCTGTTGTATTCGCAGGGGACTTACATGCACATAGCAATACTCAAAGAAATATTGTATACCCTGGAAGCCCTATGACTACTTCATTTCATAGAAACGAAGTAAAAACCGGCTACCTTTTAATTAATCCACATAACTGGTCGTGGATGTGGGACTCATTTGAACTGCCACAACTTATACGGAAAACCGTTTCAAGTACAGATGAAATGGTACCTACAGACTACCACCATACAATTTATGAGATTGAAGGAGATATACAGGAGCTAGCTAACATTAAGAATAGTGATCTTCTTGACAAGAAAGTTGTAAAACGAAGCAGTGAAGCTACACTTGTTATGGACAAAGAGATGAGTATTCAAGAAGAGCTAGTAGAGTATTTAACCTATATTCTAGAAATACCAGAACCTAGAATACCGCAGATAGTAGGAATATTTAATGATTACGCTACAAAAATTGAAATGGAGTAATTGTTTTAGCTATGGCGCGGATAATGAGTTGGATCTTAGTAGCAATACTGTAACTCAGCTTATTGGTACTAACGGTATGGGTAAATCGTCCATACCGTTAATTATCGAGGAAGCGTTATACAACAAAAACTCAAAAGGCATTAAAAAAGCCGATATACCTAATAGATATGTAAACTCTGGCTATAATATTCAGCTAGACTTTACAAAAGATGACAAAAGGTACGAAGTACTAATAGACAGAAAATCTAGTATTAAACTTAAGTTACTGGAGAATGGCACAGATATTAGCTCACATACAGCGACTAATACTTATAAGACTTTACAAGAGATACTTGGAATTGATTTCAAAACTTTTTCCCAGTTAGTTTACCAGAACACTAACAGTAGTTTACAATTTTTAACTGCAACAGATACAAATAGAAAAAAGTTTCTAATAGATCTGTTACATTTAGAGCACTATATTGAATTATTCGAGCTGTTCAAAGAAGAGTCACGACAGACTTCAATGGTACTGACAGGCATAGAGTCAAAGACCGCGACCATAGAAAAATGGTTGTCTGATAACAAATTGAGTGATACGAATATACTTCCTCTGTCTGAAATTTCAATTGAGACGGAAGAAGATGAGAAGCAGCTCGCTAGTCTTATGATTGAAATTGAAAATATTTCTGAGAAAAATAAAAAGATTTCTCAGAATAATACGTATAAAAGTATGTTAAGTAAGATAGATATTGATTCTGCTAGACAGTGTAATGTAGAGAGAATAGAATCTTATGATGATCTTCAAGCCGAAGGTGGGAGTCTAACACAAGCAGTAGCGGGGTCTAAACGACTTTTAGATAAATTAAGCAAATTAGGAGATAAATGCCCTACTTGTGAACAAGATGTAGACTCTAATTTTATAGAGTCTCTACTTTCTTTAGAGACTAGTAAGATTATGTCCGCAAAGGAACGACAAGATGAAATTGAACGAAGAATATCAGAAATTAAACAAAACAATGCAAAGTTTCGAACTTCCCAAAAAACTCAAAAAGATTGGGAAGATTTGTACAGGAGCATTGACAACAACCTACCGGCATCTCCGTTGGATAAGCAGGAGCTTAGCAGTCGCGCTAACGACATTCAGACTAGAATATCGGATGCAAAGACAGAATTGGTTAGGGTTGCACGCGAGAATGAACGAGTCACTAAAAGAAACACGCGCATCCAAGTAATACTTGAACAAACAGAAGAGTTTCAATCACAACTGGATGCGCACCAAGAACTGCTGAATAAAGAGAGAGAAATCTCAAGCAATTTAGAAGTATTGAAAAAAGCTTTCAGCACTAACGGTCTATTAGCCTATAAGATAGAAAATCTAGTAAAAGAACTAGAAGAACTAACAAATCACTATCTTGCAGAACTTTCAGACGGTCGTTTTACACTCGAGTTTGTGGTGTCTAATGATAAGTTAAATGTACAAATAACAGACAATGGGAACATAGTGGATATTCTAGCTCTCTCTTCAGGAGAACTAGCAAGAGTGAATACTGCTACGCTTATCGCCATTCGTAAATTGATGAGTAGTATATCAAAATCTAGAATTAACATTCTATTTCTTGATGAAGTCATCAATGTATTGGACGAAACTGGGCGAGAAAAGCTGGTAGAAGTGTTGCTTGGAGAAGATCTTAATACTTATGTTGTTAGTCACGGATGGACACACCCTCTACTAGACAAAGTAGAGGTAGTAAAATCAGGAAACATCAGTAAATTGGAGCACTAAATGGTGAAAGCAAGAAATATTATAGCAGAGAGTATGGCTACGTATCTTCTAGGGAAAATACAGTATCATAAAGCAAACGTAAAGCTTTACTTAGAAAATCCTGTAGGTATCGGGGAGCACCCAGATATATTGCAAGCAATAGAAGCAGAAATAACAAAAGCGGCAGAGTATAGTGAAAAGCTATCTATGCTAGAGGAGATTTGTAGAGAGCATGGTTGATAGTAGAGCCAAAGGTGCTAGAGGCGAAT